GCGTCCTTCGACTGGCTAGAGAATCACGTCTATGCGACGGGCGAGCAAAGCATCAATATCGAGTGGGGTGGGAACTGCGGACTGCTCGCGGAGGTGCAGAAGGAAATGGCGAGAGAGAAAGCGGAGAAATGAAAACCACAGCGTGCGTTTTCGGAGGCGTTCTGGCGGCGATGCTGGTCCGTCCGGTAGTCGTCATGGCTCTTGCGGAGGTTAACGGCCGGAGGCAGGCGAAACAACTCCAGCAAGAACACTATTCCAGATTCTCGTGGGCGAATTATCTGGGACTGGTATGAGCAGCGCGATTCGAGCAGTCGCGGGGCCAGAGATGGACGCCGCAGTGGCTGAGCACGTCTTCGGTAAACCTATGGTTTTGCATCCAGCGATAGTAATAAATGGGAAGCCGCGCGAGATCCCAACATGGATGTACGCGGGGGAGTCCCCGACCGATCCCCCATGTGGGTCGTGGGCGGGGATGATTCCCCCCGAATATTCCTCCAACATTGCTGCTGCGTGGAAAGTTGTGGAGAAGTTGCAAATTTATTTGAGTCCAGGAAGTGCTCCAGGTCGGTGGGGTGCTTTCATTGCTCAAAGTGGCGTCGACATGGTTTGGCTGGACTCCGCTCCGCTCGCGATCTGCGTCGTCGCTCTCCGTGCTAAAGGAATCGAGGTGCAAGAATGAGCGACCAAATCCGCAGTGCCCTGTCCCCAAAGTTCGGCGACGAGTGGGATCGGATCTTCGGAGCGGAGAGCTTCGTCGGGCAGCGCGTTGTGCTCCCCGCTAGGGAGGTTGGGGAAACCACGATCACGAGGCCAGAATTCACGAATCTGCTTTTCGACGAAGGCGCCATAGTCCAGTGCGAGACCTGCTATGAGGACTTTTCCGAATGTGTTCACACTTCCCCGCACCAGGAGCACGGTGCCCCCTGCGAGCGGCACGGGTGCAAGCCCACAGTCCCGAGCGACGTAGCCCGACCCGCGCTTGACAACTCCCCGCTCAAGGCGTAGACTCCCAAGCAGGATGCGCGAACGTCGTAAGCGTGTTCTGTCGTACTGCCGGTAGAAGCACTGGGGTGGCACCCCGTGACACCTTTCAAGCCCCCTTGTCTGAACTCCTAGTAAAAGTCCAGTCCGGCACTCGCGTCGTAGAGTCGCTGCCGCTTGAGCATTTGCAGCAGTTCCCTGGCAAGTACCGGATCAAGTACAACCGCCGCGGCAACGCCGTGCGCGCATTCCTAAGAGATCGCGAACTCCCTTGGGCTTCCATCTCCAAGCGCGGTACCCATTTCCTTCAAAGACTCCCCAACGCCGGCGGCACCTGCTGGGCGCTGCACGGGGTACGAGGTTCCTGAATGGCTGATAAGAGTAAAAACAAAGACCCCAATTTGGAGCCAATGCTCCGTGCAGGAAAAGACGCCGCGGAAGCGGAAAAAATGGCCGCCACGAAGTGGATGATGGACAGCGCGGCAGCGGAGCGGAATGAGCGCCGATTGTCGCAAGGATTCGCGAAAATGGGTCGCGGCGGGTCGTCTAGTGGAGAAAGTGCTACCGCAGACATGCATCACAGGAATATGCAGCGCGCGGCAGAAGAACTTGCTCGGCTTAATAAGCGAAACGGTTCCGATTACGGCCGGTACGGGAAGAAATAGTGGCAGCCCGCGGCGGCGTCTCCAATCTCGAACAGCAAAAGCGCAACATCATCATGATTGCGCAGCTTTACAAGAGCAAGCTGGCGATCGAGAAGTGCGAGGAGTCTCTTCGGGCGTTTGTTGAGGAAGCGTGGAAGGTCGTGGAGCCCGGTGTCCCCTTCGTCAAGGGCTGGCACATCGACGCCATCTGCCTCCCTCCGGGGGCTTTGGTTGAAACGCGTGAAGGCCCCAGACGGATCGTGGACATGCGAGAATACAGAGGAGAGGTGCTCACACAGGGTTCCTCTGGTGGCCTTGAATGGCGGTCCGTGCGGGCGTGGATGCAGTCCAAAGGGAAGCCCCTGTTGAGTATCAAGTGCGACTCAGGGGAGTCTGTCGAGGTCACGGATAACCACCCGGTGTACGTGAGTGGGAAAGGGTACGTTAGGGCCGATGAAATTAGGGTTGGAGACACCTTGCAAGCGCTGCGGGAAGCTGTCCTTTCGCAGTCCGTCAGCGCTGGGCGCAGTTTACTGCGGCGCGGAGTGCTACAACCAAGTGCGGTGCGTACCCGAGAAAATGAAGTGTTCGGGATGCGGAATGCCGAAGTCCTGGGGCGGGTCCAAGTGCCGGAAGTGTTGGGCGAAGTCCCGGTTGAATGGGACGCAGTCCAAGTGTCGGCAATGCGGGAAGGAAGTCTATCGGTCCCGAGCGAATATGCTGGCGACAGCCAGAACTTTCGGATGTTTTTGCAGCCGGAAATGTTTCGGGGTCTTTGTGACGGGGCCGAACAATCCAGCGTATTTCAGCGGGAGATCCCCGGCGGAGTACCCCTCGGTGTTCGCGGTTCGCCGGGCCAAGATATTGAGCAGAGAGAAGTACTCGTGCTTCCTTTGCTCGGCTCCTGGGACGCCCCCAGAGGCAATTGGTGTGCGGCAAACGCTAGACGTACACCATGTGGACCGGGATACCAAGAACAACGCTTTTCTGAATCTGGTGGCGTTGTGCAGGAAGTGTCACCGGAAGCAGGAGAATGGGGAAGCGGCGGCGCGGTTGTCGTTTCTATTGATAGAGCGTTACGGACCCCAGAGTTCGTGTACAACATTGAGACAGACACGAACCACAACTATTTCGCGAATGGTGTCTTAGTTCACAACTGCGAACACCTCGAAGCCGTGGCGAATCGCGAGATCCAGCAGTTGCTCATCAACATGCCGCCGCGCCACATGAAGTCGACCCTCGTCTCGGTGATGTTCCCGGTGTGGCGCTGGATCAAGCACCCCGAGGAACAGTTCCTCTTCGCCAGCTACAGCGAGTCCCTCTCCCTCCGCGATTCCCGCAAGTGCCGCAACCTGATCCGCTCGGGCTGGTTCCAGAAGAACTGGGGCAGCCGGTTCAGTCTGATGCCCGACCAGAACGAAAAGCGCCGGTTCGAGAATGACAAGATGGGCTACCGGTTAGCCACATCGGTCGGCGGCACCAACACCGGCGAGGGCGGGTCCATAGTACTTTACGACGATCCGAACTCAATGAAGGAGATCAACTCTGATCTGATCCGGGAAGGGGCGAACGACTGGCACGATCAGACCATGTCCTCCCGCCTCAATGATCCGAAGACCAGTTGCCGGGTGTGCGTCCAGCAGCGGGGCCATCAGCACGACATGACGGGCCACCTCCTGGAACTCGGCGGTTGGGAGCAGTTGGTCCTGCCGGCGCGCTACGAGGGCGAGTCCAAAACTACCTCAATCGGCTGGTCCGACCCTCGCACTCATTCCGGCGAACTCCTTTGGCCTGAACGCTTTGGCCCGAAGGAGATGGATGAATTGGAGCATATTATGGGCGCGCAGACGGCGGCCGGCCAGCTCCAGCAGCGCCCGTCGCCCAGCGCCGGCTCGATCTTTGAACGTGGATGGTGGAACTACTGGAACCCGCGCGGCGTGCAGACGGGTCCAGTAGTAGTCAAGAACCCCGGGCAGGAGGTGATCCAGAAAACCCCAGTGGAGATCCCTTTGGCGTTCGAGCAAGTGGTTCAGTCCTGGGATCTGGCCTTCAAGGACCTCGCGCACAATGATTTCGTGGCGGGGCACACCTGGGGCCGCATCGGCGCGAACGTCTACCTCCTGGCGCGGGTGAAAGAGCGGTTGGATTTCACCAAGACCCTCCGGGCGATCCGGACCATGAGCGAGCACTTCCCCTGCCCCGAGAAGCTGGTTGAGGACAAGGCGAACGGTCCAGCGGTGATCGCCACCCTCAAAAACGAGATCCCCGGCATGATTGCCGTCACCCCGGAAGGTGGCAAAGAGTCCCGAGCGCAGGCGGTTTCCCCTTACGTTGAGGCGGGGAACGTCTACCTCCCGAATCCGGACCTGTTCCCGTGGGTTAAGGAATTCGTCGAGGAATACGCTTTCTTCCCCCGCGGCGCGCACGACGATGACGTCGACGCCGGGACGCAGGCTCTCCGCCGGCTGTTTGATTCCGTGTCGCAGTCCGCGCTTCCCGAATTCCGGGTGATGCCGCGCGCCGCCGAGCCGGATAGCGCTTGCCACATCAAGCCCGCGGAAGAGATGAACGCTGAAATCCAGCCGCACTGGCGCCGCTGGATCGCTGTATCCCCCGGAGCGCTGGGGGCCGCACTTTGGTTCTGCGAGACGCCGCGCGGCGCGCTGCGCGTCTATCGCGAGCTGGATTTGAGCGGCGTGGACGCCCATGAGGCCGGACGAATGATCGCCACTGCCTCTCTACCCGACATACGGGCGTACATGCGCTCGGTTCACTCGACGGCGAAGTGGAACATCGACGTTCTCATGGGTAGTGAAGCATTTCGGCCGATCGAGCCCATCGGCAGTTACGCGGAGTTGATGGAGCAGGGGCTTTTGTCTTACGAACCCACCACGGGGGATTTTGATGACCGGCAAGCGGTCCAAGCGGAATTACGGTTGGCGAAATTCTCGACTCAGATGGCCGAGGTGGAAGACGCAGCCTTTGATCGGCTGCGGGAACTGCTCCGGTTCAAGCCGGTGGACTTTGAAACCGTGGAATTTGACCGGGCGAAGTCAATCCAGCTAGCGCGGCAGGACATCAATCTCTATCAGGCGTACATGGCGGCCGTCGATGGTCAAGTTCACGGAGAATGGCCCAAGATCAAGTTTAGTTCCGAGCTTCCGCGCACTGTGGCGTCGGTCGGCGCGGCCAAACGCGAGAAAGACATCACAGACCCTTTCCTCAATGCGCTGGTGATCGGGGTCTGCGCTCCGAAGTCCGTCATGAGCGCCAAACCGATGCGTGAAACGCTGTACAATCCACATCAGATGCAGCAAAACAGACCTCGTCTCAGGAGAGCAGGATAAAATATGGCCTTTCCCCCGTCCAGTGAAAGAATGCCCCCTCCGGGCGCGAAGAAGCCGTCGGCGGTCATCGCCATCGGTATTGAGCCCAAAGGCAAGCCGGCGGATGGAATGACCGACGACATCGGCGGCAAGGAATCCGAATCCGACGCGATCGTACTCCGCGGTGGTGAGAAGACCTGCGAGTCCTGCAAGCATTATGACGCGCAACAGGGTACTTGCGAGAAGGTGGATGGCCAGTTCGATCCGGATGACCGCTGCCTCCGGTATTACGACGCCGGTTCCGAGGAAATGGAAGAAGCCGAAGAGTCCGAAGGGGTGCCAATGACACCCTCTGCGAAGGAAATGGTCTAAATTGCAGTCCCCCAAAGACCGCGACATCGCCGAGCAGTACGTGGCCCTCGTGGAAGAGGCCGCCGCGCTGCGTGTCGAGGTGGCTGTCGAGCGCCAAAAGCGCATGGCGGCTGAGGCGATCTCCGAGGAGCGGCAGAAGCAGATCGACCGGGAAACCGAGCGCGCGCTGGGCGCCGAGAGGTCCCGTGACGAAGTTCTGAAAATGATCTACACTCAGAATGTGGCAGCGCAGAGTGAAAAATCGCAGCTTGATCCAAAGAATTACAAGCCAATTCAGCGGCAGCGGCGCGTCGATCCATGGTTTGACCAGAACTTTATGTATGCTTTAGAGAAAATCCGACGTGGGGAAAAAGTAGAAGTCCCGGAACCCCCGGCGGAGGCACCGGTCCAATAAATGCAGCCCCTAGCCCAAGGCGAACAGTTTCCCGACGAGCAAACGCTGATCCGAGAGGTCGGCCCCGCGATTCTCGCGGTCATGCAGCAGGAGTGCGCCGATGAGAATGACTCAGACCGTGTCTGGTTGCTGCGCGTCATCCACCGGAACTACACGTACTATCGTGACCTGATGAACTTTGTCTCCTCCTCGCTGTCCGGCCTCATCGGCGTGACGGGGATTTCAGGGCCGATGGGCCAGGACAATGGGGAGTCACAAGGCGACTATTCGCAGAACATTTTCCGCGGGTATTGCCGAAAGCTCGAAGGCGTTTTGGGCAACCGGATGCCGGGAGTGGTCGCGGTCCCGAACGATCCTGACAACGAAGAGTGCATTCGGGCCACTAAATCCGCGAATTCCGCCGTCGGGTTCATCGCGTATCACTGCGAAATGAAAATGAAGATGCTGGAGCTAGTGTTCAGCATGTTCAATTTCGGGACGAATTTCTACCGGGTAGACTACGAAATCGACGGGGACAAGTACGGCTATG